AGGCTCTCTTTATGAGTCTGTTCAGCAGTATGAAAATGATTACGCTAAAGACGGAATCTCTATTGCAGACATAACAAAAAGATCAATTGCATGGGATAAAGCTATGCAAAATAATCCTGTATCCGCTGCTAGAGAGTGGCTAGAAAGCTACGGTTTAACTGTGGATGACCTACTAGAAGGCCAAATGCAGTACGAACAGCAAGGGCAACAACCACAACAAACGCAACAATCACAATATCTTACACGAGAAGAAGCCGAAAAGATTGCAGAGGAGCGTTTTCAGTCTGCACAAGAAAACCAACAAAAAAAGGCACTTGAATACTATAACCAACAGGTTGTAAACTCATTTACAGCAGCCAAACCATTATTCAAAGACCCTGAAACGGCAGCCCAACTCGAAGCAGAGATGGCCCCTGTAGTCCAGGCTCTTACAAGTACAGGTAGGTACAGCTCCGCAGAGGAGATCCTTGAAACCGCCTATAACTATGTGGTTAATGGCAATCCGACTTTCTCCAGCCTAAATAGTCGTATGGCTGCTCAGTCGGCAATGGAAAAAGAAGCGGCAAAGGTTCAAAAGGCCAAAGCTGCAAGTAAATCAGTCACTGGCTCCGCAGGTAGTGGAACTCCCAGAATAGCAAGTAAAGATATTCGGGATAATCTACGCCGTCGAATGGTCGGAGAGTAACAGTAGGTTATCCCATAATTAGGGATAACAAATGGCAAACTTAGAAGAAGCAATTGTTGCGACCCTGTTTGACCAGTCTGATTCCATAGCTGATGAGGTTCTTCACCACAATCCGCTATTGGCAACACTGGACGATCAAGGTCTTGTTCGCAAAGTTTCTGGAGGCTATGAGCTTCGGAAACCTATCATGTATAACGATGCTGCCGTAGGTGGATTTTACCAAGGGTATGACTCGTTTGACCTCTCAGCAATCGACGATGCTACTGCATTTCGATTTGCTATTAAGCAAGTATATGAGCCAGTAGCTATCAGCGGTCGTGAAAAGCGAGCTAACCGTGATGATGCACAGCTTCTTGACCTTGCTGAGATGAAGATGAAAGCAGCTATTTCTCGATTGAAGAATACTGTTGGAACTTCACTCCGAGGTGATGGAACTGGATCTGGTGGACTTGAGTTTGATGGTATTAAGAAAGCAATTTCTACATCTCCATCTTCAGGAACATACGGAACAATAGATCGTTCAACAAACGTATTTGCAAGAAACCTTGCTGTAGGTGCTACTCTTGACGCAAATAATGTTCAAGAAACAATTACAGATACTATTTCGCAAATCGTTCGAGGTGATGAGCAAGTTGATCTAGGGCTTTGTGATAGAACTGCTTGGAAGTTTCTACACAGCTCCCTTACAGCCATTCAGCGTATTCAAGCTCCAACAAAGAAAGCTATCGGAGGTTTCCGCGCCCTTTCTTATGATGGTGTGGATTTCGTGTTTGATGGTGGTTATGGATCTGCTGTCCTTGAGTCTAATTCTTGTCGATTGCTCAATACTAAGTATTGGACATTTGACATGATTCGAGGAGCTGACTTCAAGCCTCTACAACCACAGATGGATCGTCCTATCGACCAAGATGCTTTCTTCACGGTAATTATCGTAGAAGGTAACTTGTGTTGTGCGGCTCCTGCTTTACAAGCTGTAATTGCACCATAAGGAGAAGTGAAATATGTCAAGTCAAGGATTTGGAGTTAATCCAGGAAAAACATACACAACAACGGATCTTCCTCTTCCAGTAGGAGTAGGATCGGTTGGAAAAACACCAGACGGTACTTGGATGTTTGTTCAAGCTGACGGTGCTATTGACCAGTACGCTGCTGTAGTTATCAGCGATGATGGACAAGCTGCAATGGCTACAACGACCAATGCAGGTTCTAATAGCTTGCAAGTAGGTATCGCTCAGGTAGCTGCTGCTAACGATGAGTACCTTTGGGTATTCGTCGGTGGTGTTGGTGGTGGTGGAGTAGGAAGCGGAATTAAGGTTAAGGCCGCTGCTTCATACGCTGCTGATGCAAACCTACAAACTACAGCTACCGCTGGTGTTGTTGACGATGCTTCCACTACGCTCATTAAGAACGTTGTTGGGCTTACAACACTCGTTGGAGCTGGAACAGTTGAGGTTAAAACCACTGGCTACATGTCAGTAAACTAACCTACTTGGGGAGGGGAGCAATCCCCTCCCAATTATTTTCGAGGCAATAATGGCAAGCGATTTTACACCTTCTAACCCTGGCGCTTTATTCTCAGCGTCAAAACTAGCAACAGTCACACCAAGCGATTCTACAGACCTCGGTGCTGTAAGAGCTTTATTTGTTGGTGGCGCTGGCGTTATCAATGTATTGGCTCAGGACGATACATCTCCAGTACAAATTACAGTGCCAGCCGGTACGCTCTTGCCAATTTTTGCAAGCAAAGTTTACTCAACCAGCACAACAGCAACGCTTATTGTAGCAATGTACTAATATGTTTATTGGCGTAAAGGGTCTAAGTGTTGTAGGTTCGGCGGTCGGCAACATAAGCGGCCCTGGCTACGATTCCGATGCTGAAGCGTATATTGATGCTGTTGAGTCAGCCGATGGTGAAGCGTTAGAGACCGAGGTAAAAGAAGCTTACAATAATTTCTTTGTCGGGTTGAAGGACGACGGGTTACTCGCTGATTTATCTGCATGTTGTCTCTTGCTAGGCGCTCGCACTATAGCTGGCGCACTCACACCGCTAGTTCCTTCAATGCCTACGCCGACCAACAACAACTTTGTTTCGGGCGACTATAGCAGGACTACTGGCTTAAAAGGTGATGCAAGCACCAAGTACCTGGACACTAATTTGCTCGCAAACGCAGACGGTCAAGACGATTTTCACTTGTCAGTTTACGAGACTGAATTACACAATACTGGCGGTGGAACCGCTGGTATTCTCGGTTACACGGATTTTCCAGGTTCGAGTAACGCCGCGCAAATTGTTTACCGCTACAACAGCCTCTTTATTCAACGAGCAAAAGACAACAACTCAACACAGCTCAACCGAGGTACAGTTACAGGATATTCAGGCATTGTCAGAAGTAATTCAGCTAATTTTGACTATCGTTATCCGGGCGGCACGGGCACTATTACCGGCACCAGCACGCCAGCACCGAGCGCTAATATGTTCGTGTTTGCGAATAACTTGCCGGGAACTGGCGCTTATATTCGAGCAAATTGTCGTGCTACATTTTATTCTTTCGGTGCGGCAATAACACTCGCAGACCTCGATAGTCGGGTTTCGACGTTGGTTACTGAAATAGGAGCGGCATTGCCATGACGTTAGAAGATTTAATTCCAGACTTGCCGCTTTCGTATGCACAAGGGACAACATACGGCTTAGTCTTTGCCATTGATCTAAAGATGCGGCTTGATGAAATACAGCAAGAGCATCCCCCAGTAAATTATGCAACACCTGTCGCAACGACAGATGGGCGTTATGTTTTACACGGAGATCTCTTGAGTGAGGTAGGGCCCAATGGCATGTTCGGCGGTACTTTTTCATATTTGGATCAGTCACGATTTAATGAAGTCGAGGTAATTGATTGGAGTGCAGCACAGGCGTTATTGCCAGTAATTGACCCTATATAAAAGGGTTGTCGCAAAATGAGGGGTAAAGTAGGTTATAAACAGAATATAAACCTATAAACCAAAGGATTTGTTTATGGCACAAGTAGATTGGGCAAGTGTAATGAATGGTAATAGCCAACCCAAGAAGCGGTATAGTGGGGCTAATATCAAGTTTTTTTATGCCTACAATGAAAACCGAGAAAAGTCATTGGCGGAAGGACGGCCAATTTTTGATGAAATACCAAGCATAAGCATTCAGTGGCCTGGAGGAGATGAGACTGTAAGACGTATCGAACAGCGAGACATTTTAGAATACCCAGAGCTATATGAACGATTCAAAGCTGGCAGTGAACCTGTAACAGAGGGAACTCCACTAGCAGAGTGGGCTATGATGAGTGGTTCTGCGCTAAGAGAGCTTAACTATCTTGGCTTTAAGACCGTAGAGCAATTAGCTGCTGCAACTGATGACGTTAAACGTCGCATTGGCCCTTTGTCTAAGCTAGTTACTGCTGCAAAAGACTGGCTAGATGCTGCTGGTTCGGATCAGAATGAGGTAGTCAAAATAAAGCAGCAATTGGAAGCCGAAACAGCGAAGCGGCTAAAGCTCGAAGAAAAAATGGAGTTATTGTTGCAAAGAATTGAAGCTAATGAGGGAACCGATTTAAGGCCAGTACGAAAGCAAATAGCAGAAGAAATGGAAGCTCCGGTGGTAGAGGAGCCTGTAAAAAAACGAGGTAGACCGAAAAAGCAATGAGTTTATCAACGGTAATTCAAAATGTAGCAGACGAAGCAGGGTATACTGTCAGCAGTAGTGTCATTGGGGCTACTGATACGACTACAAAACAGCTTCTTGCTATAACTCAAAGAATTAGCCGGGAAATGTTTGAGCAATACCCCTGGACGAAATGTTATGCGTCGGGGTCAATTACTTTAGTGGCAGGTCAGGCGCAGTATGCTTTACCTGCCGCTTTTTCATATTACCAGTACGACACCTTCTGGAACCAGAGCAATCGTTGGCGAGTATTAGGCCCGATGACTGCACAAGAATATGCTGATATAAGAGGGTTTGGCTTGAATCCTACTATTTATCAACAGTTTCAGATTAGAGGCATAAGCAACGATCAACTCTTAATTTACCCTACTCCTGGAGCCTCTGAGGATGGGAGTGTAATTATTTTTGAGTATATCGCCGACAGAAGCGTAAAGCCTAAAACTTGGGTTACGTCTACTGCATTTGCGCCTAATAGTTATTGTTTTTACAACGGCAATTATTATCAAACTACTGCTGGCGGCACTACTGGAGCTACGCCGCCAACCCACACTAGCGGATCGGTTTCTGATGGCAGTGTGACATGGACGTATTATAGCGGAGCCTATGACAAGTTTTTAGCAGACACAGATACAAGCATTTTCAATGAAAAAGTATTAGAACAGGGAGTTTTAGAAAGGTTCGCTGAAATACATGGGCTTGATAGTGTTCGCCCCAAATATCAACTTCAACTGCATGAAGAATGGTCACGAGATATGCCTTCAAAGATTCAGTTTGCTGGCACTATGAGACGTAATCAGATTTATGCAAGAAATGGCGTAGCTTCTTTTGGGACATATATATAATGAACGGATTTGAACCACCTGCTTTTGTAGCTAACGATCCTCAAGGTACGTTTTACTGGTATGTTTCAAACGGTATGCCTTATCAAGAGGCTGCCAATCTTGTAGCACAACGCTTTGGCCAACCTAAAACTAAAGAACAGTTAGCTAGGGAGCAAGCAAACGCTGCTGGAAACTATGATCTGGCGCAATTAGGTGGGCAACTTTTAGGTAGCGCAGGAGGTATCTACGCTAGTGGTAAGCTCGCTGGTCTTATGGGAGCGAAAGCAGGAGCCACTGGCGCATTGGGAGCAAAAACGGGTGCGGTTGCAGTCCCCAAATTACTAGGTGGGGCTAAAATCTTGGGAAGTGGCGGTGCAGCCGCTAGTGGAACTGGCGCAGGTGCATTGGGAAGCGTAGCTTCTGTTGCTTTGCCCGTAGCTGCCACTATTGGTGCTTTCTATACGATGAATCGTATTGGCAAAAAAACTAAAACTGAAACAGGTGGCAAAGCCTTAAAAACAGCTTACAAAGATCCAATGTCATGGATTTTCCCTGGCGCAGCATTGGTAGGAGCCTTGTGGGGTGATAAAGATATGTATCTTAAAGAACACCGTCGATTGCTTGATTTGCAGAGCAGAGGCATAGATGTTCCTGAACAATTTTTAGAGGCTACACGACTTGAAAAAGGACGAGGCAAAGAAGATCTAATTAACATCGAAAAAGAAAAAGAGGCGGCAGGGCAGTATAGTAATGTCAAGTTTGCACAGACACGAGATGAAGCAGATTTGAACCCTGAAGATATTTGGGGCTATTCCACGTTTTTAGATAAGTTCGGCAACGATTGGCTAGGGACCTTTTCGGAAGATACAAGAAGACAAATAGCGCAAAAAGCATTAGATGCTGGTGCAGTTAATGAGCATCACGGCACAGTTGATATTGATTGGAAAAAAGTAGATCTACCAGAAGATTTAAGCACATTATCTGCGGAGCAAGCTATGGCTCCAGTGCAAGCAGAAAAAGGAAAAGTAGCAAGACAATCAGCAGGCTTATATCGAGACGATCAAGGCAATCTTGTAAAAGCTGATTCAATGCGAGCAGCTTTAGAAAGAGCATACAAAGGCAAAAAATCTAAGAAAAAAAATGAGGAGCTATAATGGCAAAGGGATGGATGAGTAAAGACCCAAGCGAGATGACCGCAAGGCAACAGCGTCGTATGCAGTTTTTAGAAAAGCGTGGGCGTGTTCAAGGACAACCCACAGAGATGCCTGAAATGACAGCTAGGCAACAGCGTAGGCAGCAGTTCTTAGAGCGTAAGCAAGCTAGACAGGATCGTAGGGTAGAAGACTGGCGAGCGCAACAACAGGCCGCAAATGTGGGCAATGCCGTAGGACAGCTTCCTACTGATTTAGCAGGACAACTT